TAGCTATAGATAGTATCCTCCTTATATGCTCACATTTAGGATACTGCTTGCATGGCACATTCCCTGGACATCTATCCTGCGGTACCGGAGCGCCAAAGGTCCAGAGGTCCCATATTGCGTCGTCTGCCCAGGACCATCCTCTTACATACGGCAGTAGTATGCGACGTAATTCCTTATACGTTACTAGACGGGGTTCTATTCTGCGTAGATTTCCCTTCATTTTGTCCTCTCATACCTGCCGGCATATTAGTCGGCATAGAATTAGGGTCTCCCCGTTGCATATTACGCATAAACTTAGTATTAACACTTTCCTCTTCTTCGCGTTCCTTGCTTATACGTTGTTCCTCTTCCATCCAGTTACGTCCTCTTTCCTGGGCGGCGGTTTCCTTAGACACAATACCAAGATCATGCTCTATGGTTAGAGTTTCCACTGCCTCTCTAGGATCAGATGGAAGCGGGTCTCCCCAAAGGATATCTACAGTCATACCATCAAAACTACCCAGATTAAACAAGCTCTCAACGAGCCTAACTAGGGCCGGTCCATATGACTGACGTTTCTGGCCCAGCTTATTCAGGGCATCTAGGAACAGAACACGCAAACCAAAATTTGTAACGTTACCAATCTTCTCTTTAAACGTAGCTGGGTCGGCCTCTCTACCTATAGTCCAGAAAGCCTCCCTAATTACTTGGAAGAACCCAAAGATAGCTGCTAGATCAGATTTCATTTCGAGGTTGAAAACTTCTGCCTCATCTGGGGTAGCCCCCGGTATAGACCAGAAGTTTTCGATTGCTGTCTCCTGAATACCGCTGGCATCTACGCCTATCCCAATCGTGCGAGGATGACCCTGGAAGCGGACAATCTTATTGACGTTGGACATCAGGAAGTTGATTTCGTCGTTCAATCCCGTTACGTTGTCCATATCCGACTTTCCGTATACATCATTCGCATTCGGGAGATTTTGCCCGTCCATGATGGGGCATACTTCCCAAACATCAGTCTCATTTTCCTGCACCCATTTAGGGCGCGAAGATGTATCGTCCAAAGACTTGCTTGAATCTGGGTTATCCTCTTGTGCATGATTGAGCCGAACAAAGTCTGCGACTTCCCACCCTCCCGTATCGGGATCATAGCCCGTTATCTGCCTAAAGGTAGCGTCCATTATCTTGCCATGAGTATCCTTACGCATAGTCTCGTACTCTACCTTGTAGGCCAAAACCTTGTCCCTGTCATCGGGCATTACAAGAATGCTAGTAATACTTGGGTCGAGAATTACAACCCTCGGACCATCATCCTCCATCAGTAGCTTAATGAAGTAGTGTCCACCTACAGCGCCATATACTCCTATGCGGTTGTAGACCTTCTGTAGCCCTCCAGAGCGATCAAAAATTGCGTTTAGAAATTCCCTGGCCTCTACCTCTCTGGAATCCTTACCACTAGTAGATTTCTCCCCCTCCTCTAACTTAGCGGTTTCAAGGTCCTTCTCTGCCTTATCCCTAACGTCCATTTTCACAAGGTCTCCCCTAACAGAGTCCCCAAACAACCTTGAGACGGACCTATCTATTAAAACGCCACAGAAGTTAATCACAACGTTATCATCAACACCATCTAGGCGTGTTTTAAGAAATCTCTTGTGATCTCCATCATAGAACTTCCAAAACCCTTCTAGCTCCATTCTCCGTGCTAATTCTGCGGACCTGTAGCCCTCAGAGTCAAACATACTGTGAAGCATGTCAAAGTCAACTGCCATATTATACCTTCCCTAAAATTGGGTTAAAATTGCTTGCCGAAATTTTGTAGCTTATTGTTTCCATGTATCATCTTTCAAACTTTTACTGGAAGAATGGGTTTACGCCATCCTCCTTTAAACGTGCTGGTATGCGGGGTTCAGCCATCAAAAGTGTAACTGCGTCTCCTGAATCCGGCGATCTTCCTAAACGTTTCTTTATAAGCTCTTTACTCTCCACCTGTATACCTGACGATGTGTTTTTATATCTCATGCTAACAAGGTCTCCAGTTAATTCGTCGTCTGGAGGTAGGGCCAATAAGTCCTTCTCCTGTGTTAACGCTGGATCGAGTCTCTCCCGTAGTTTCCAAGCCAGATATGCACGCACATTCCTAAAGGTAAATGCCCCTGTCTTATCCTTCTTATTCTTTGCTGGCCTAGATATATTTATAGCCGCTACAGGCAGACCCAGATTTTGTGCAACATCAGTTACACCCACCCCAATACCAATGGCATCTACACATGCCGATGCTGCCATTATTCCATGTGCTGAGCTTTCATTCAATGCAGACTTCAACCATCCTACATTCTGATCGGTGTCTAATGACGAATGCTTTTCCAGTATGGATATATAATTGTCATCATATAGCCTAGCTAAAACCGTCTGACTTGCCCCTGCCCCTCCAACATCCATACCAACTCTTATCAGTATACGAGCATCATTAGGAGTCTTCGATTTCTCTATCCATCTTTCATTAGACCTCTCTACTAGATCAAGAGGTATAAGAGCGCCTTCCTCATCCTCTGCAAAATCTCCTAATACCCTTCGCTTAAATACAGATGACTCTCGGCCCCATTGTTTTTCCCTCTGAATGGCCCACTTATCAAATCCTGGTACCTCTCTTACCGCATCATCATATGTTACGTGAATCGTAAACCAGTCCTCAAAGCCGGGCTTCCTAGATTGAATTTCATAGAACCTACCCGCTGGAGCGCCTGGTGTAGATATTGCAAAAGCGAAGCCTTCTCCACCTACAAATGCACCCTCTGCCGCATCCCAAATAGCTGGATCAATCTCTCTAGCCTCATCGAATACATATACGATCCTCTCAGCATGCGCCCCCTCAATTCTTGCAGGCTCATTAGAGGATAGAGCAAACGCAAATCTGTTTGAGGATAGGGTTAATCGTTGTGCAGTTACATGCTCCTTATCCCTAACAGTCATACCTATGGAAGACCAGTTAGCCTTCTCTGCCCATTTTCGAATCTCGGGCCAAAGAAACTCTGTAAGCTGTCGCCAAGCTGTAGCTGTAGTAGGTACCTTTACCTCTGGAAACACAGCTAAAGCCCATAGAACAATCCAAGCAGCCAGAGCCGACTTCCCGATCCCGTGTGGCCCGCGTATACAAACCCGCTTTTGTTTTACGAGAGAATTAAGGGCATCCCTTTGATAAGAACGGGGACGTACACCCAGGATTTCCTCTACAAACTTAACCGGATTCTTCTGATATTTCTTCGCGACTGGAATACCCTGACCCGGAAACTCTATCGTCTGGTTCTGGCTTTCTGCCTTCATCAGACTCGCTAGTAATTCTTCCTTCTGTTTCCGACTCAATGGAGCTATCTTCTGGCGATAACGCTCCTGTAATTCCTGCGGCGGCAAGACGCTTTGCAATTTCCCGCTCAATCTCATCCTCATCCATATCTGAAATTTCCGCTATATGACTCGGTATGCCTCTAGCAGCCCGCTCAACACTAACACCTAATCTCAGTGCTCTAAGTGCAGTACTGGCATCAGAAATTCCAGCCTTAAGTAGTCTATCTAGTGCCAAGGTTTGTACTGCCTGTCCGGCCTCAATGTGCCGCTTATTCATGTCTACGTTATTCTTTCGTTCCCTCTCGATACGTTCCTGGTGCATTTCCATGTCCCAGGCTTCCGCCCTATCCTTCCACTGCCATTCATGTGCCTTCTTACCCCAATCTGCTGAGTATCCTGGGCGTGTAGGGTACTCATTATGGGTTTCATAGTAGCACTCTCTATAGGCCGCAGTCAGTGTACGAATATCAGGCGTAAGCGGCCTGTAGAAACGATCAAACCTCTCAAACCAAACAGATGGCTCATTATCCATCTTATCCCAGGGGAATTTAGTCGCGCTCATTATTATCCCCAGGGAAGAATTCCTCGCCGCAAGCTGGACAAGTCACATGCCATCGTTGATGCTGCTTGATGGGCGGCGCAGATGCATTCTGTTTCTCCATATCCTTAATCATAGTCGGTAGCCTACTCAATACTCCTGTAATATCAATACCTACTACGGCCTTCAATTCCTCCAGCTTTTCTTGGTTAGTCTTAGCCATAGCCGCAATAGGATCGAGAGTCACTAGAATATCGTTGGCCTCTTTCTCCGTTACGTCTAGTACCACGGCGGGCAATTCCTCATTCTGCAATAGGCCCGCCCTCATGTGTCCGTCTATCAGGGTATACTTACCATCGCTACTTTCATACACCAGTAGAACATCTGCAAACCCTACGTCATTTAATACCTTTCTAAAGGCAGCTACCTGCTCTATCGGATGCTCCCGCCAATTATTGGGGTTGGGAGCTAGGTCCTTTGCCCTAATCCTTATCAGTCCCTTTACTCTATCCTTCATACATCCTCCAACATATAGTCTAAAAGAAGCAGGGTTGTACAACGGCATAGGGGGTGCCGGTACAACCCCGCTGAGAAAGGAGGTTAAAAAGAAAACGGACATAAACGGCCTTAGTAAGAACCGTCACTATCTTTATACACCTTTCCAGCCTCCTTGTCAAGTCAAACATCTATAAACGGCCCAGAGTATTCGTCTATTGTATGACCAAATACAGTAGCCCCAAATCCAGCGCCAAACAATGGACTATGTGATATAATTCTACCCACAAACTTTATCCTACATATCCAAGCTATCTTCTCACACGCACTACTAAACATAATTTCCTCTGGTGTTCCATTGTAAACATTATATATGTACGCTCTATTAATTACAATAAGAGGGCTTCCACATTTCTTACAAAACC